CTGCTGCGGAAAACGCAGCCCACCAGCCAGCGGCGTCTGACGCTGCTGGCGTAACAAGTGTAGCCATGGACGCTTCCGTGGTTGTCGAGACGAGAGTGCCGAAATTGTTGGATCCCGAAATCGCAGGAGCCATTCTGCCCAATCAAATTCAATCGGTGGCTGAGTACCTTAGTAAACCGTACTTGGTCGCCTCAGGCAGTTGGCAAACCAGTAACACAATCAACGATCTCTTGTACTCTGGCAATGTGGCCAACATGATTCTGGCGAACAGCATGTGGAGGGAGAAGTTGCAGGGTTACTATGGAATGCGGTTCAACACTGTGCTCCGTGTGACACTCAATGGAACCCCCTTCCATGCTGGTGGCGTAAGGATCGGTTACTATCCAGCCCCCGAGACTAACCCCAATAAGGTCCTTGAGCACACACAACACTACGTCAGCTTCAACCAGCTGCCTGGCGTATACTTAACCCCATCTGAGGAGTCTGTTGTTTTGAAAATTCCGTATGTAAGTCCTCTTAGGTTCTTGGAGTTGACTACAACCAATCGCGTGTCGCCTGCACGCGTTGAGATTAGGGTTCTCCTCCCTCTGAGTGTTGGTTCCAGTGGTTCTCCGTCAATCACTTGGAACATGTGGATGTCGTTGGAAGATGTTGAGTTGTTCGGGCAAAGCGCCACCGTTGTGGCGCAGTCCCAGATGAGTGGCCCCAAACCGCGGATCAGGCAGCGCGGCAACCAACAAGAGCGAGAGCACACGCCAGTCTCGAGTTTTCTCTCGGGCCTGGCACAAGCGAGTGCTCCGTTATTATCCATCCCTACTCTTCAGCCCTTCGTGGGCCCAACTCAGTGGATGCTTAACGCGGCTGCGCTTTCAGCCGGCGCTTTGGGTTGGTCCAAGCCTGCCCACGATGACATGAACCAGCGAGTGACACGCAGCAACCACTGGAACATCGCGAGTGCGACGGGAACCGATGCTGCACAGAAGATGTCCCTCTTTTCCGACAACAAGTTAATGGTGTTGGATGACGCAACAATTGATAGCACGGATCAATGCTCGATTGCCTACATCAAGAGGCAGTGGGCGCCGTGGATACCTATTACGTTTTCCACTTCCAACACTGTCGGTCAACAGGTTGACACACTCCCATTGATTCCCCAGGCGTACACGGTGCTGCATCTCGGCTCCGAGTATTTCACACCAATCAAATGGTTGACGGAGCATTTTCAATGCTATCGTGGATCGTTTGAGTTCAAGTTCATGTTTGCCAAAACAGCGTTTCATGCCGGTCAAATTCAATTTTCGTTCGTGCCTGGTCCTGCGGCAGTGTCGTTGACGCTTGATGAAACGCCAAAAGCTTACCGCTTGGTGTATGATTTTCAAGACGCAGATGAAGTGTGCATTCGTGTGCCTTACATCATGCCTCACGATTACATGTACCGCGATGAGTTCTTTGGTCGTATGTACATTCACGTCTTGACGCCACTCCGAGCCCCTGAGACATGTGCCCAGAGCGTGACCGCCATGGTGTTTGTCCGTGGCGGGGAGGACTTTGAGGTGGCGGTACCCCGTCTGTTCGATTGGACACCCGGTTCAGTTGTGGCACCAGAGTTGGTTGCCCAAGGAGGTTCGACGGAGGTCAGCGGTGATTTGTGCCACACAATGGGCGAAGACGATCCCTTGGGAAGCACGCTGTTTTCTGGTCACACTCAGGGAGAGCACGTGTCCAGCGTGCTCACGCTGCTAAAGCGGTATGAGCAAGTTGTGATGCCTGCAGTTCCTGAGGACAGGTTTGCAGTGTTCTACCCCTGGACAGTGTTCTCCACTGGCGGTGCTCAAACACACCGTTCTGACCGTCACTCATCAATCTTGAGTTGCTTTGCCTTCATGCGTGGTGG